ATGGAATCTAATATGACAGAAATGGGATTAGAAAATAGTCCATATTACAAAGAATTAAATGATGCTGCAAAACAACAAGCTGAAGAAGATAGAAGAAAAAGACTTGCTGCAAAACAACAAAGAGCTGCAATGATTGGTAGTTTAGTTGCTGCGGCAGCGACTATTGCAATTGGCGCTGGTATTTCAAATATTGCAAGTAATGCACAAGCGGCAAAAGCTCAATCTTTATCAGGTAAATTAACATCTGGTGCTGAGTTAACCAAATCTGAGTCTATGTCAATCAGAGGATTTATGGATAAAGGTTTAATAAGCTCAACTGGACAGTATATTGGTGGAACAAGACAAACAGGATTTAGATCATTATTGTCTGGACCTGTATCAGGTCAAACATGGTATCAAAAAGCAGGTGCTACGCTTGGTAAACCTTTCAGAAGCGGAAGACGACAAGAAGGTGGAATCATAGGATCTCGTTTATCAGATACAATTCCTGGTTATATGGAAGGCGGATTGTATAATTCACCTATGGTTAAAAAATATGGAACTGGTATGCAAGTTGGCGGTTCATCACTTATGGCTGCTGGAAATAATAGCTCTACAGTTAATAATAATACAAATGCTACTAACTCTTTTAACTTCAATACAACAGTTCAAAGAGATGGAACAATTAATATGGGTAGCAATTCAACAAGTTATGAACAGCAAGACGTTGAATTGTCTAAGAATCTTAATAATAAAATATATGCTGCTGTTGGTGAAGTTATTCGTAAAGAAAAACAATTTGGTGGCTCATTAGCTGGAATGAGAAATTCATAAAATGAAAAACGCCATCTTAAATTACGAAAATCAGTTCTTTTTAAATAGTACAACTATTTCTGGTCTTCTATCAGTAAATGGTAGTTATAATATAAATTATGCACCTATCAAAACAATTGGTGTTGGTTATAATAAACAAGTAATAGCAGAGGTTCCAGTTGCTAATTTTTCTATAAATAAATATTTATTATATAATGATCCTTTTTTGCCTTTTACTGGTGAAAACCGTAATAAAACTGCAAAATCCTTCAAAGGAAGTATAAATTATAATGGAAAAAAATTGGGTTTTTTGTCTGGTTATTTAAATTCTTTTTCTTTATCGTGTTCTGTTGGTGAGATACCGTCAACAACAGCGGATATAATTGTTTATGGAGATTTGGGTCCGAGTTATAATGCGTCAGGTAATTTTAAACCACCAGAATTATCCGTTCCACAAGTTAAAGATATTGTCTTAACTTGTAGTGGATCGTCTTCAAATAGAATAACTAGTTTTGATTATTCCATCAATTGTCCAAAGCAGCCGATATACACATTGAATCAAAGTGGTATTTCTTTTTCTGGTCCGATAGGCCCAGTAGCGCCAGTTTCAAATTTTATACCATCAGAGGTTTTATTGAATTTACCTATTGAAATAGATGCTTCTTTTAATTTAGAAGTAGATGATTATGAAGCTAAAAATTTATATGATCAATTGAATAATGATAATGATGCTAGTTTTTCTATATCTATAAATGGAACAGTTTTTAAAGATGATTTCTTATCTGTAGGTGATTCACCTTTATTTGTAAACGACAATGAAGTGCTATTTGTTATCAGAAAAAGTGTTGGAATAAATATGTTCAATCAATCATTTAATGATTTTAAACTTGTATCTCAAGAATTTAATTCAAGTGCTGACGACATTTTAAGTGTAAAACTTAGTTATAAAGGTTATTTAAACAATTAATATGGGAATACCTCTTTCATCTTTACCAGAAAAACAAAACATAAATGTTGCGTCGAGTGATATTTTCCTAATATCAAATTCAAACTCCACACAAAATAATAAAATAACCAGAGATGAATTGTCTCAATCTTTTACAGGCTTTACGGCCCAAACTATCGATGGTTTTACGATTTTTGAATCTGCTGGAGCTGTCGGTCTCTCAGTAAGTGGATCAAATGGTTTTGTGGGAATAAACGATAGAACTCCATTTGTTTCATTAGATGTGATGGATAATTTGGCAGCTACAAATGGTTCTGGACAAATTAGATTAAGCACTCTTAATTCAGGAAGAAAAATAGCTTTTTCAATTAGTGATCCTAATGTTTATTACGAAATTAGCAAAAAACCAGATGATAGAAAATTATATATAGAATCCTCTATAAATGGTGGATCTACATTTACTAATTTAGCTGTTATTGATCAAAGCGGTAATTTTGCAATTCATGGTGCTACTGGAGCTTTAACTGATAAATTTTTAGTTAGTGGAGATTCAATACAATTTCAAAATTCTGGAAATGCTATATATTTTGATCCTTATAATACTGAAATAAAAACAAGCGCAGCTGATGAGGCATTATTATTAAATTATAATAATATTGGTGATGTAATGGTCGGCTATAAAGGTATTTATGTTGATAATAATTTAACTACACCAAAAATTGGTATTGGTCATGCAATTCCTGCGTATACTCTACATGTAAGTGGAGCGGCTGGAGCGGGAGAAATTGTTAGATTTCAAAGTGCCACTACTAGATCAGTTTCAAGTTATAAAAGTTCGACTGCAACTTATTATGTTGGTACAGAATCAAATAAAGGATTTTTAGGAAGCGTTTCAACACTTAGTGATAAAAATATTATTGTTAATGGAGATGGATTTTTAGGTGTTGGAACAACAAATCCATTATATAAACTTGATGTATTAGTTACTGGAACTACAGATTACACTGCCGCTCATATTGAAACAACAGGAGCTAAAATTTGTGAAGTAGTAATTGGTAGTAATAAAGTTTTAGGTGGTGGAGATACTGGACCTAGAAATTCATTTTTAACTTTCTCAAGATATGATGGTAGCACAGATGTAAATAAATGGTCAATAGGTAATTTGTATGTTGATCCTACATTTTATGGTAATGATGATTTTGTATTTGTTGTTAATGGCTATTTTGGTGCTTCTCCAAATGTTGTTGCTTCATTATCTAAAAATGGTAATTTAGATATTGATGGAAGTTATACTACAAATGGAGGTTATTCCAAGGGTAAATTTATTCAAACATATCAAACAAGAGTAACTGGCACTAATATTTATTTTAGTCCGATTGTTCCTGATTCTGATTCTATTCCAAGCGGAAATAATTCTGATCATGCTCCATTTACTATTACTCCATACGATGGATCTATTGAAAGAATTGCTTTATTTACATCTGATCAAAATGCATTATCAGCCGATTATCGATTTGAAATATCAGTAATCACTCCGACATACAACCCAGCAGTTCCAACAAAATTCGTAACTGGATTTTTCGTTAGTCCTCCATCTGATCCAGTATCTTATCCTGTAAGTGGAATAATCGGTGCGACATATTTTAATACTATAAATCCAAATATTATACAAATAAAAAACAAATCTAATATAAGCGGATCAACAGCATTTTCTTCAGGTCGATTAATTCAATATAGATTGTGTGAAGGAAATGGCACAAAACCAGATTCTGTTGATTTTACAATTATATCTACGATTGCATATACTATAAATTGATGAGTAAATTCATTAAATATGAGAATTTAGATTTTAGAATAGATAATGATGTATTTTATTCTAATTCAGTGACTATTTCTTTGCAATCTAACATTTCGCCTATATTATTATCCGATGGTACGTTATTAAGATACGCTCCAGATAATACTGTAATTGGTTCATTAAATACTGAATTTTATTTAAAAGATACATTCCCAAGTTGTCTTAATACTCTTGCAACAAATGAAACTTCTGTTACAAGTCAATTTGCTGATATACAAATAGATAATTGTTATCTGAAATCACTATCTTTTAATGTTCAAAATTTTCAACCTATTTTGATAAATGCTGAATTTGATTGGTATGGTAAAATAAATGCAACAAATAGCACATTGAATATAAAACCATTTGTCAATAATCGTAATTCTCAGTTATCAGATGTTTCGCATTCACATCATACTTTTCTAATGGATGTAGATAAAGTGTTTGGTTTTAATGAAATATTTTCATTTAATTATTCTGAAAAAGTTGATTTATTGCCGTTTTTTGCTAATGGAGAAATAGTTCCTTTTAGAGTAGCTAAAACTAATAAGATTAAAACGACATCTGTTGAAGGCAATTATTTTAAAAAAAATAACATAGCTGAAATAGAAGGTCAATCGGTGAATTGTGATTTGTATTTAAAAAATTATCAAAACGCATTATTAAAAACTTTCAATATATCTGGTAAAATTGAATCTAGGTCTTTAAATGTTTCTAGTGATGGAATGCTGCAAAGTACATTATCAATGCTTCAAAGGGTAACAAGAGATAGGAATAGCATATGAGTAAATTTTTAGATACTCAATTTTCGATCACAGGAATAAAAGATTTTAAAACAAATTCACAATCTTATTATAAATATGATTTAGTTGATTATCAATATTATACAGGCAACGCTATTTATCCTACAGATATTAGTGGATTGTTTGCTTGGTTTAATGTAGATAATTTAGATAATTTTGAAATAAATACTTCTGGTCAAATATCAGTTTGGTATAATTCTGCTCCAGGTCATTCAACAGAAAATTTATATAATTTTGATTCGGCAGAAACTAAACCTACATATGATTTTTCAAATAATAATGTAAAATGTTCGGCAAATGCAGATGTAAAAACATATAATCAATTATATCCAATTCCTAGTTCTCCTAATTTTAGCGGTTTTATAACTGGTGATAGATGTTGGTTTGTGGTTTATAAATTTGATTCTTTGCGTCGTGGTGATTCGAGAACTCCTGAATATTATTTCGCTAATTATTCGACAATAATTAACACTGATAATAAAAATATTTCAACAGCATCTACTGGATTTTTTGGTGTCTATGGAAATAATATAGATAAGTCTTTAAATCCTAATGTTTTAGCAGGATCTCAGGAATTTATAATTGTTGCAGATAAGCCAGGTGAATTATATCCAAACGCATCGACATTGAACTCAGCATTTTCTGCATCAGATTTATTTGATAAAAATATAGTATCAATACTGAAAAATAATACAACAACAAATCTTAGAATAAGAAATAATGGTTGCGAATTATTAAGCACGAACACAAATTATTTTGCTAGTGGTTGCGCTAGTTTAAGAATTGGAACTGCTGGTAATGGTCATGGAAATGCCGCTGAGAGCGCACCTTTTAATTTTGATGCAAGTAATATTTCTTATTACGAAATACTTGGATATTCAAAAGTACCTACTGATGAAGAAATTTTAAAATTAGAAAAATATTTATTTAAAAAATATTTTACAAATGATGATAATTTATATATTGTAAGTGAAAATTTTACATCTAATGATTCTGGTTACGCTCCAATTAATCTTACAGGTGCGCAATATTTAACAAAGAATATCGATAATCTTTTCAATAAAACATATGGTTGTTCAGCGGATTTTGCAACAAAAGCTATAAAAGCTAATTATGGAGATGGATATAGTTTAAATGTAATACCGAATGCAAATAATTTAGTAAGCAATTTTTCATTAAAATATGATGGCTTAACTGATAAACAGTCAAATTGTTTAATCGGTTTTTTTCAAAACTCTTTTGAATATCAATCATTAGGACCAATTGATTCATACGAAAATGTATCAATGGATCTCTTTTATCCTTATAAAAATAATGCGAAAATATATTTTGAAAGTTTAAATTATAAATCAGTTGATTCTGATATTAATAATTTATCTATAAATTGTACTACAGCGTATGATTCAAGTCTTGATTATAAAGGTTATTTAATAACAGACAAATTAGCTATTAGACCTTTCACTCCAAATAGAAAATATGAAAAACATGATGTTGTTTATTATAACGATGAATCTATTTCAGGTGGCTATTATTGGTATACTGGAAATTCAACATTTTTTTTGAATTTCTCACAAAGTCCTACTGGCAATAATAGTTTGTTTACAAAGAAATTTTATTTTAAACCTGATTTAGATTTTGAAATACCATTGAATCCTCGTTTTTTAAAAAATGAATATGAAATGACTTCTGTTGCTTATGAACAAGATGGAATAAATAAAAATATATTAGATTTATCTTTATCATTTACAAACAGATCTGATAAAGAGACTTTTGCTATTTTGAAATTTTTAGATGATAAATGCGGTTTTAAATTATTTGAATTTACTTTGCCGCAACCTTACAATAAACAATTGACTTTTTATTGTCCACAATGGAATCATACTTATAAATTTAGGGATAATCATGATATAACTGTTAAATTTTTAGAATTTAAAGGTTATCTATCATCAGATATATATTTTAATACAACTTTAGGATTATGAGTTATACAAATTTAACAGGTAAAAATATAGGCAATTGTTTGACTGGTTTTGGTATTCATTATCCTCTCACTATATACAATAGTGGAAATGGAGAAGTTTTATATAATATAAATAATTCTAATTCTACAAATTTTAGCTTATCTAATAATTCTTTATTGATTGGAGCTTCTGATTATGATTCGATTGATATTTTTTATAAACCAACTTTAACAAGTGCTGTAGTTGATGAAATCACAACTTTAACTATTTCCTCAACTTCTGTCGAAGATGGTTCTGTAGATCCTAGTGGTGATATAAATATTTATATAACTGGTTCTAAATTAATAAATATAACTGGTGGAAATCCTAGATCGTTTAGAGTCGTTGGAGATTCTAAAAATGTACAATATGATTTTTATTGGAAACATCCTACAGGTATTTCAGGTGTTAATTTGCGTAATTATTTTATTACTGGTTATAGATTAGATTTGCATAAGAATGCAACTTTCACAGATCTTGCGTATTCAAAAGATTTTAATATAGTAGAAAATACCAATTTAAATCCAAAATTTTCTACTTATTATGGATTTAGTGATAATGATATACAATTTGTTTTAAATAAAGATTTATATACTGATTTAGCTGCCGGTCAAGATTATTATGCGCGTTTATATAGTTTGACAAATAATAACACTGGAGTTTCCATATATGCAACTAAAGTTAATTCTCAAGTTGATGCTGTTTCTGAAGATGTGTTCTTAGGATATTCTGGCGCTCCAAATAATATAAAAATAGCAAAAAAAGCTTTTGATTTTACTGAGACTGTTGCTACTAGGTATAATTATAGTTATGATTTATATAATAAACTCATTGTAGCTAATGGAAACAGTAATGATTTCTCAGCTTATTCTGGTATAAATGTTTATTTACCAGAAAAATCATTATTCGAATCTGTTGATACAAGTAAAGGAGCAATAGTTTTAGATGGAACTTTTATGGGTTTATCGGGAGATGCTAGTACTTTTATAAATATATATGTGCCATTAAATACTGAAATAGCAGGTGCGTATGGTGTAGGTACAAATGTTTATTATACAGAAGGAATGGGAGAAGGAATGGGAATTACATTTAATGGGCATTGGCCGATTCTTGAAGATGCGTCTAGTCTTTTAAGTAGATCACAAAACAATAACAATACTACTCCAAATGACCCATTAAAAGCTTATTCTGATACAACTAATGGTGGTCCTTGTTTAACTTTAAAAGCTAAAACTGATCTAGGAGGTACGATTGGTACAAGAACAGATTTCAAATATAATATATATAGTCAATTACCTAATATAAATGATACTACGATGTTAGGAGACGGTATCGTATGCCGCCCTAAATTTGGCTCTGGTTCAGGAGGAGGAAAAGGGGGGTTTGCTTATTTATATAATTATACTCGTTCTTTTTATTTCTCTGATACAATTGATAGAAATTCAAAATTGAGATGGGGTATCATTCCTTTCAATGGAAATTATCCAAAAGGGTATTTTGTAGATACAGGTAGAAATAGAAAATATTGGTACTATATTATTTATTATGGAAACCAAAGTCGGACATATGTAAATGTAGATACAGGAGATTTTTTAAGGTATTATGCTGAAGCATATACTATAAATAGCCCTATTTTGATCGAAGGTGAAGTTGGGTCAGCTTATTTAACTTATACCGATGAAATATTAGGAAACGCTTTTTTTCCGCGTTCAAGTCTATCTGGCGGCCCATTATCGGAAAGGTTGGGAGAAATTAATTATACAATTCTTAAGAAAATTATTAGATGGTATCCTTTCAATAAAGATTTAAACAATAGACAACCAGGATTTTTAATTGATTCTTTATCAAATTCTAGTGTGAATTTTAGTATTTACAATAAAAGTTTACCGTCTGATTTTGTTTTTAGATTTTCAAATGATGGAATCGATACTTCAAATGGAAATTGGACCGATACAACAACCACCAAAACTTTAACTAATAGTGGAGGTATACCTTTATCTAATTATCAGAGCTTAGGCTCTTCATCTTATAAAGCCATAAAATTAAAAAATTCTCAAAATTTACAATATTCTTTTACTGATACTGTAACATTTGGTGATTTTGATTTATTTTTTATATGTAGTTTTGATGATTTTGATGATCCAGGATCTACTGATAATTTTTATGCTTCTATTTTTGATTGGTATTCGTCTACCAGTCCAAATAATATAACAAGTGATCAATTTAATATACGAATTTTTCCTGATTTACAAAGAGGTAGATATGTAAAAGAAAAATTATCTTTTTTTTATAAAAATAAATCTTTATCGAATTCAATTGATCGATCAAGAGAGAATGGCTTTGGTGGTACAATTTCTCAACAGTTATATATTAAAAAACAAATTTCAAATGTTAATATAAGTACAAACGTATTTACAACATCTACAAATCATGATTTAGCAAATAATGATAGAATAGCTTTTTTTGCAGATACTTTACCTAACCCATTAAAGAGTTACGATTCTTCTTCTCCATACTCTGAAGACAAAAATATATATACTGTTAGTCATGTAACACCAAATACTTTTAAATTAGGAGCTACAGATATTACTACAACTGGTAGTAATGTTTCTATATTAAAAATAAAATCAGCTTCATTATATAGACCTTTTATTTTACAAATAAGACGAGTCAACCAAAATTATACTCTTTCTATAAACAGGGAAGTAATAAGTCGATATATTGGAATTACAGATCTTATTACTAATTTAAAAGGTACTACTTTAAAATTAATTAATAGAAATGCAACTATTGGTATAAATTATTTTGATGTAACTTTTTATAACCGTTTGTTGTCGAATACAGAATTAAATTCGGCATACGCTTATTATGTAGATAATTATTTGAGTTTATTTACTGGCGAAGCAAATTGTACGAGCATAAATTTAAAATCAAACTTATATAATTTCAGATTGCCGAATATTTTCAATTTAGCTGGAAAATCATAATATGAATACATTTTTTAAACTTAATAATTATGTTGTTTTTGATCTTTATGAATTAGAATTAGAATCTACAGAAGGTTATTTGCGATTTCATGGGTCAAAGAATTTTTCAAAAGATATAATCTTTCAAGATCAAAATTATTATTTTATTCCTTCTGAATTATCGAATTTACAAAGCTCATCTGATGGAAAACAATCTAAACCAACTCTTAAAATTGCAAATATAAATAATTATTTATCATATATTTTAAAGGATAGAAATAATCTTATTGGTAAACAATTTATAAGGAAAAAAGTTCTTGGCAAAGATTTAGATATTTCTAATTTTGCTGATGGTGTAAATCCTTTTGGCATTTCTTCTTTTAAAACATATATTGCTTATGATAAGTTTTTGATCAATCTAAAAAAATCAGAGAATAAAGAGTATGTTGAACTAGAATTAGCTACAAAAATTGATGTTCAAAATTTAAACGTACCAAGTCGAAAAGTAACTAATGACACTTGTTCTTGGAACTATAGATGTTATGGTTGTAATTATGGAAGCACTCCAGATTATAAAGGACCAAATATAAACCAAGGTTTTCAAGTTGGTTTACTTGATAATGCGGTTGCTTATGAAAGAAGAAATAGTGGTAGATTAAATAGTTCTTGGTGGTTTTCTAACGTGTGGGGAGGTCAAGATGTTGGAGTTCCTATAGCCGACGAAAATGATAAAACTTTTCTATCTTTCTATAAAGGTAAAAATGATTTCACTGGTAATTTTCAAAACGGAAATTATGGTTTATTAAAATTAACATCTAAGGGACGATGGAATAAAACTACAGTTTATTCTGCTGGTGATTTTGTGTATTTAGATTTTGTACCAAGTGTTCCAACTGATCTGAAAAATAACTTTATACAAATTTCCAATAATAAACAAAAAATTTTTTATGTTTGTATTTCTTCTAATGTTACTAATAAACAACCCGATTTGAATACTGACGTATGGAAAGAAGATAAATGTTCAAAAACTTTGCAAGGTTGTCTTTTAAGATTTAAAGATTATGACGATCAACCTAATGGTTTTTTACCTTTTGGCGCTTTTCCAGCTACTTTCCCATATGACAATAAAAAATGAAATATTAGACGAAATAAAAAAATATTGTTTATCTAATTTTTCTGAAGAAAGTTGCGGTTTTATTGTTGAAAATAATAATGAGTTAAAATTTATTCCAGTTGAAAATAGGCATTTTGATAAAAGCAAATATTTTGCAATTTCTCCAAAAGACTATTTAAAAATTAAACAAGAATATGCTATCTTATATTTATTCCATAGTCATTTATCAAACTCTTTTTTTTCAGAATTAGACATTCTTCATCAAAAATACCATAATATTGATATGTTAATATATAATATAAATACTGATGAATTTATAGAAAGAAAGTGTAAATAGATATATGGTTAGTGTTAAGCTACATGGTATATTTGAAAATTTCATACAAACAGATTGGGAATTAAATGCTTCATCTGTTTTAGAGATATTTAATGCAATTGAAGCTAATACAGGTAAACTAGTTTCTACATTGGGAAATATAAATGAATATATTACACATTTTTTGGTATATGTTGATGATAAAATAGTATCTCCTGAATATATTAATTCTCCAATTTTAAAAAATAATTCGAAAGTCGAAATTACTCCTGTTATTTTAGGATCTGGAGAAATTTTAATTGGTTTCGTTTTATTAGCTATTTCAACAGGAATACAAATGTTAATAACATCATTATTAACTCCAAAATCTCCTACTGATATAAAAACAGTATCAAGATTATTTAATAATTATGAAAACGTATCATTGCGAAACGTGCCAGTGCCAATAGGTTATGGTAGATTGCGAATTGGATCTGTTACTATAAGTAATGATATATCATTTAATGTATATGCTGGTAATCAAGCTTCAAGTGCAGCTCTTTTATTAGTAGCGAAAGAAATTGGAGCTCCAATACCATAGTATTTTATTATGAACATAGGATTAAATAAAGAGGTTTTTGATTTTTTATCGACAGATGTTCAGAAAAATACTTCTGTTCCAATTGAAACAGAATCTTTTTATAATTCTTTAGATTTATTATGCGAAGGACCAATCGAAGGTTTTTCTAATTCAGATGGAAAAACTGTTGGTTATTTACAAATAGAAAACGCTTTAACACCTGTTGGTAGTTCAATTTATTTTAATAATACACCTGTAGTTGACCCTCAAACCAATTTATTTAATTTTGCTCAAAGTAGTATTATATTTGACACAGGAATGGAAAGAAAGAAAACAAGATATATAGCTTCAAGTCTTCTTGAGTATAAATTACGTATATATGATATACCCACGGCTATTGTTATGAGTAAAAATTTGCCACTTTTAGTTCGAAATCCATTACAACTTAATAACTCAAATATTTCAATAAAAGTTTTTAAATCATCAGACACTAATCAACAAACTCCAAATGAGTTAAATGATCTGATAAAAATCAAAAGTTTTGCACCCGTTGTTAATCATAAAGTTTTAAATAAATATGCAAGTTTTTATAAATTTTCTATTTCTATTGATAATTTATATCAAATTTCTGATAATAACACTGCACCAGCACAAATTGCTTTTGTAATAGAAGCTAGAAATCTATCTACCGGAATATCAGCATATTTAATGTTTAATGGCTCATTTGTTGCAAAAGGTGGACAAATAGTTTTACCTTTTGAAATAAGTTTTTCTCATGCAGATGGTGATTTTTTAAATACACCTTTTCCTGAAGTTAATTTATCTGTTTTTAGCATTCAAGAATCAGTATTGTCGAAAACAAATATTTTCAGATCTTTTTCATTAGATTCTGTGGTTGAGATGCTTGCGTACGGTTTCACTTATCCATATTCATGCGCTGTTAATACTACAATTAGTTCTAAACATTTTAATAATATACCAACTAGATCTTATGATTGTAAATTGTTGAAAATTAGAGTACCTGATAATTATGATGGAGAAATTAGAGAATATATAGGAAATTGGTCTGGAAATTTTAATTTAAATCTAAAATGGACAAACAATCCAGCTTGGGTCTTTTATGATTTATGTGTTAATAGCAGATATGGTATGGCAAAAGGCCATATAAATGAAACAGACTTAGATAAATGGCAGTTTTTATCATTATCTAAATTTTGTGATGAATTAATAAAAACAAATTCAAAAACAAAATTTGAAGCAGATTTATTTGATTACGATAATGATATTGAATCTGGCAAGTTATATTATAATAACATAAGTTTCAATACATCTGAACCGCTTGAGAAGTTACAATTAAAATATCCAGTTGGATCGATATTGTATCTTTATGATATAAAAAATTCTTCTGGTGAAAATATTAATATTAATTATAAAAAAATTATTTGTTCTGTGCAAATATCTGGGGGTAAAGCTTATATCAGACTTTGTAATGATTTTGGTCCTAGAAAAATTTTAGAAACAGATCTTAGCGGAAATTTATTTAATGAGTTAATGAACTTTGTAAAACGTGATCCGTCGAAAAATATTGAAGATAAAATTAAATTATTTATTCTACAATATATGGTTGATGGATCGTCTTTGAATTTACCAACCAGTAAAGATGAAAGTGTTAGTAAAACTCATTTAAATTATAAAATATTTGATAAATCATTAAATGTTTCTAAAGGCTATTGCGTGGCAAAACATGTTGAATATAATGATTTTCTAGAACCTAGATTTTCTTGTAATGTTCTTATTAATAATGAATCTGAAGGTTTAAAAACTTTATCTGATTTATCATCTATTTTTAGAGGTATTTTTTATTTTAAAAATGGTCTTCTCAGCTTAACTTCAGATGTTAAACAGAAACCTGTTTATATATTTACAAATTCAAATGTTAAAGATGGTTTGTTTACATACGCATCTTCAGATTTGAATACTAGTTTTTCAGTTGCAAAAGTTCCTTATTTAGATAAAACAGATAACTATAAAGATAAAATAGTTTATGCTGAAGATCAAGATTTGATCAGAAAATATGGTATTGTTGAAAAAGAAATACTAAGTTTTGGAATTACAAGCAGATCTGAAGCACAAAGAATAGGCAAATGGTATTTAGCAACTGGAAAATTAGAATCTGAAGTAGTTGGTTTTTCGACAGGTTTAGAAGCTACATTATTACAAATTGGAAATGTAATAAGATTATCCGACCAATTAAAAAATGCTAATATTATATATGGTAAAATAGTCAGTTTAGATTTTGAAAATCAATATATTTATATAGATAGAGAAATTTCATCAACCGCTTTAGGCGCAAATATAAAAATATTATCTATTATAAATGAATATCCAGTTGAATTAGATTTTACAGTTATAGAGTTAGATAATACAAATTTAAGATTAAAATTGCTTTCTCATGCATATATGAATTGGTTTATAGTTAATCAAATTATTGTTGAAAACAATGGATTATTATTACGTTCAGGAAACGAGACAAATGCTTTTGATAAAAAAGCTTATACAAATAATAGTTTTATTGATAATTGTCAAATTTCTTATACATCTCCTTTCGCTTCTGCTGATAGACATATAGTTGGTTTATCTATTATTAATAATCCAAAAAACGACGAAAGCGATATAAATTATGGTTTGCAAATAATTGGTGGTGTATTATCAATTTTTCAAAGTGGTGGATCATCTCCTACGGTGCCTGTTGCACATCAAAGTGTTACTACATCTGATATATTAAAAATTACATACGATGGTGAATATATACGTTATTATAAAAACAATATATTATTAGTAAATCCAGTATCAAGATCAAAAGGCCAGCCATTACATGGTGTTGTTGCATTATATCAAGGTTTTAGTCGTGTTGATAATTTAAATTTTTCAAAACTGCCAGATATCACTTATGGTCAATTTGCAAATATAAGATCTGGTGCTGTTTTTTCTATTTATGTCAATGATTCTGATTCTGATTTTGATTTATATAAAATTATTAGTATAAATGAAGTTTCATCGAATGAATATGCAATATCTGCGATGAAATATCAAAATGAAAAATTTAATATAATTGATAATGATGAATATATTGACGCTTCTCAAAATAAACCGAAACAAATAACTTTTTCAACAGATAATATTGTTTCAGAATTGTTTACAGATGCTGAATTATATAATTTTTATAAGCTGTTTTCAATTAATTATGCTCAAGCTATAAAATCTGATTTTGATTATCGTTTTTTAATTGAAATAGAAGTTTTAAATGCTGATTATTTTAGTTCTGCTTTTGAATATATGAATTTAAATTTTCTTTCTATGTTTGATAATTTGTCTTCGAGAAGTATTGCTAATGTTTATGGCATAATGTGCGTTATTAATAGAAATGGAAAAACATTGAATTTCAATATTCTTAGAAATGAAGCTCGTATAGTTAGTGTGTTTCTGGGAGAATCTCTTTTAGGCAATTTTTCAGCAAAAACATCTCTTGATTTATATGCTTTTGATTCAAATTTCAAAATTATTAATGTGTAATATCATATATGGCTTTTTTAGAAAATCTTGAAGTTAATTATACGAATCTTTTTGAAATACAAAATCTTTCTCTTGATTTTATTGATGTTTATTCATCGTATGATAAGTCGATTTCTGCATCCGAATTCGGTTTCGATCCATCTACAGAATTTCTTAGTGGATCTATAAAACAAGATTCCATAACTGTTTTGTGGCAGGTAAAAAGACCAACTACAAATGATTTACTATCAGGAGCTATTATAGATAATGGTTTTTCAGGTTTTTTAGTTAATTATTATGATAAAAATAGAAACTTTTTGTACCAAGATCCAGAAGTCTTAAAAATAACAAAATATACAAAAACTGTAGAGGAAATAACAGGAATTTTTTCTTTGTTAACTGGACAAGATAATTTGTCTGGTTTAAATGAATTTTTTATCGATGTTGTTTGTGTTAGTAATAGCGGATTTTATAATAGTGGTTTTTATAATACTGGCATTGCATATATAACTTTTCCATCTTCTTCGTTGTCAATATCTTCTATTGATTTTAATGCAGATATTTCTATATCTTTAGATGCATCTAGTCCTAAATGTATAAAAGAATTGGATGTTTTTGTCACAAACCAATCTGATTTTGCATCTGCAAGTGGTAATTATTTATATCAAAATAAATATTTTTATCCATCGTATGATACGATTCAAATACCCGCGATATCTACAAGTACATCAAATTCAGATATTTTAGTAGATAATGATGTATCAATACCTTATTACGTTCATCTTTTGCCCAGTAATTATTTTAGCACAGGACAGTTGATAACATCTTCGGGAATAAAACCACCATTTTATAATGAAATATATTTTCCATCTCAGATTTTTAATGTTACTGGTTATGTAAATCATAATTTTAATGCTATATCTAAAGATCTAAATTTAAATGCTTTTATAAAATGGAATCCAGTATCGCAATCTCAAGATTGTAATTTTCATGTATTAGTTGAAGAAAGTGGTAAAAATAAAACAAAATACGATTATTTTCTAAACAATAGAATTTCTGAAAATATTTTAAGCCTTGTTGCTGGAACAGGAACTGGTTTAAATCCTACGGGAATTGTTTTCTCTAACTATGGAGCCTCTGGTATACAATGGGCAGATCATACTATTAATGTTGATAATTTTGGTTCACTTCCTACTGGTATTTACGAACAATATAGTAGTGGTTTAAATTATATTTTTGAAATAAGAATACCATCTGGTTTTACTAATAATAATGAAATATTTTTATGCTATGGATATACAGGTGATAATTCTTTTCAGTTCTTACCATCTGGTGGATTTTATGAAAATAATATATATACAGGAA